TAAAACTTCTTTTCCAAAAGTAGTTTTAGGAATTTCAGCTACAAATTTTAAACCTTTTTCGTCTTCATATAATTCTTTCATCTTTCCAATAGGTTTATCAATCTGATGATTGTAAATATACTTTACTCTTTTACCATTATTTTTGATTGTTCTTTTATATGCACCCTTTTCTATAATATCATTATCAGAATCTAAATTTCCAAATATACTACCATACCCAGAAACCACTCCTAAATTTTCATCTATATCTCTAAGTTCGCCTTGTTTAAAAATTATTCCATTCATAACATTTTATTTTTTTTCAAAATTAATATAAATTTTTGATTAATGTTTTTTAGTCTATTTTAACAAATGGTATTGACACACATTTACAATTTACAACTTCTTTTGCTTGTGCACCTAAGCCAGTATCACCTGGAAACATTAGTAAAGAACCACCTACTTGGTAAGCATCTTTAAGTGGTATTGGTTCATTCTGGTATCTACTTGAAGCTGATGCGTGTGTATCTCTAATGTTACGACCACCTGCAATCCAGTTTTTTACAAGATTATCTTCACCAAATAAATCACTAGCTGCATCAGATATAGCAAAATTTGCAGCACCAGTTGTTTCTGTTTGTACTATTCTACGTGCCATCCACCTAGATTTAAACTTTAATTCTTTCATTAAAATAGTTGTCCTTTGTTCTAAACCTAAACTCATAAAATCTTCATCTGCAATAAGTTTTGTAATCACCTTTCTTAATGTTTCAATAGCTACACCATTTACAGCAGAAACTTCTTTCACCAATGCTAAATACCCTTCCCTATTATCTGCATATCTATCCATACCTTCTATAATAGTTGATTCAAGATTTGTTTGTTCACTTGGTGATAAATTAGTCATTACTTCAGCCCTGTCAAGTATTCTATCTGCCTCATATTGTGTAACTTGTTTTTCAACAAACATTTTAAATTTATCCCTATACCATAAATTAAACCGTAACCCTGTTTGTCTGTACATCTGTTTGTACATTTCTTTTACTTCATTTTCTGTAAATAGTGTATTGTAGTTTGGGTTATTTGGACTTGGGTTTTCTTTAAACATCTCTAATGCTTTTTCATAACCTTTAATATAAAACTGATAAGCAATAGGATAGTTTTTTTTCATTGCTAACCTTACTTGTTTTTCAAATTCTTTAGCAATTTTTCTTTTTTGTTGTTTGTTTAAAACAGTTTTATTTGTAGATAGAGAAACACAAACAGCATATCGTTGCCTTCTATCTGGATATTCAGACAACATTGTGTCATCTATAATACATCTTTGAATAAATTGATTATTGCTTTCTGTTGGTTTTGGATTTGGTAATGGCATTATTCATCGTTTTTTTCTAAGATTTTTTTACACCATTTATACATTGCATCATCTTCTATTTTAGAAACTTTATTATCACCACCCCATAATGAAAAAGATATATCACCACAAATTGGTTTATCTTTTTCATCTACATAATCACCACTTACATATTCAAATGCCCTAGATAAATATGCAAATGTTTTCTTTACTATCTCTAATGATAACCCCCTACCTTCAATTAAATCTGTTGCCCTATTTTTACCAACTAAAGTTGCACAAGGATTACCAAATGATTCATTTATTTCTTTCGCTTTCTTTGCTTTTACTATTGCAGACTTAGGATAATTACTATAAAGTTCTTCTTTATTTTCATTTGCAAGTGCATCTTCAAGTTCTTCCATTGAACCACAAGGCATAAATACTTCACCATCTTCAGTTTGATGTGAATGAGTTGTAGAGCATCCTATTTGTTCTGCTCTATCCATAGCCTCATTTTCAGTTGCATAAACTTCATCAGATAAATCTTTTTCATTTTGACTACTCATTGGATGTCCTTCTGGTAGCAAATCTGTATCGTGCCTTCCACTTCTAAACTTACCATTTTTTAAAGCATAAAGATATGAGTTTACACGAGCCATTGCCCATTGGTCTGGTGAACTTACTGTAGGTCTAACTGATTCTGGATTTGTTCTATATGCACCGACACCCCTTTTATATACAGCAAATAATGTTCTTACATTTGTTGTTTTTGTTTTGTCATCACCAACTTCTTCATTATGGTCATCAGCTTTTTTTTGTAATGCCTTTCTTAATCTTGCTGACATTTCTTGTTTTTCTTCTTCTTCAATTATTTCTTCTATCACTTCTTCTTCAACAACTTCTTCTTCAACATTTGGTGTAGTGGTTGGAAATGTAACTGTTTCATCAATGCCTAAATCTAAATCTGATATTGGTATCATACCACTTGGAACTAAATAGTCATTCATTACTGGGTTATCTTCATCAACACCATATCCTACTGCCTCTCTTTTTTCATTTGTTGTAAGCCAATAAGACTTAGATAATTGGTCAACTAACTTTGCTTGTTCTGGCATCAGTTCTGGAATAACAGAATAATCAAAATCTAAATATAAATCTTCACCAAATTGTGGAACTAAAAAAGCATTTAAACTATCTCTTAGTTTATTTAATTCTGGTATTACACAATTAGTGAATAACACTTGTCTTGAAGTTCTATAATTATCATAGGTTGTGTGTTCACCTGTTAATAAAAGAACTGGCACACCAAATAGGTTTGCTAAATCTTGTTTACTTGCTTTATATGATTCTAATAATTGTAGGTCTGCTGCTGACAATCCAAAGTTTACCCAACTAAATTTTTTTCCAGTAATCATTATATCATTAGCAGATTTTGTTCCTTGAAAGTTTCTTCTAAATGCAGACTTTAATTGTTGTGCTTGTGTGGGTGTTAAGTTATCATCATCTGGTGTTAGCATACCTCTAGCTGATTGATTATGTAAATATTTTAATGATGTTTCTACTGCCTCATTGTTTGTAGTCATCACCCTCATACCTGCTTTTATTGGTGATTGACCGTATAAATGTGAGCCACTACCATCATAATCTGGATTCCAGTCTGCAATATGTAATACCTCATCAGCATCTAAATCATATTTACTATCATTATAATTCATTGTGTATTTTGATACTGGCTTAAATATTCCATCACTTTTTATTTCAATTAAATGTGCAGGTAAGTTATAAAGTTGATATGCAATGTTTTTGTTTTCACCACTATCTGGATAGATAGAATACACATACCTGTTACCAGTTAATTTACCAAAGCCAATAAGTTCTTCTAAAAATACACTCCAAGATTGTGTTGGATTAGGTCTTTGCAATAACTTACTCAAAGCAGAATGTTCAACTTCTTTGAATATATGTTTTCTCATTAACTTAGCTTTTAACAAACTTTCTTCATTCAAAGAATTGCTTGTTAATGCTTTGTATTCTTTTATATTTTGTTCATCAACTTTTTGATATATTGTATATGGAACTGTTATAGCTGCTTTGCTTATAAGGTTTATTAAAGCATATATTGTAGGGTTGTAAGCATAACCCCTTCTAATAAAATCATCATCATTAATATTTCCAACAACTGTATTCTTTCCCAACACATTATATATAAATCTATTGTATGATTCGTTTGTGTTGGTTTGCCCAAATGCTTTAATGCTATTTCTGATTCTGTCTAAAAAACTTGCCATTGATATAATTTAAAAACAAAAATACATAAAATATTTAAACTATGACTAACGGTTGTTGTCTTGCTAGTCCAGTTGTTACTGCATATCTAAAAGCATCCATTAAATGATCTTGACCATTTTGCTTTATTTTGTTTATTGTAACTCCATCTTTGTTTGTTTCCCACACATAAAATTGATATTCTTTTAACAAATTTTTACTTTCTTTTGAAGCATATATTTGATATTCTTTTATCTTGGTAATACCTGCCATCACACTTCCTGCACCCTTGATACTTGGTTTACAATATAATCCAAATCTTCTTAAATCTTCAATGCTCTTTGGTTCAGCACTATCACAAATAAATATTTCTTCTTGTAATCCTAATGCTTTTATTTCATTAAACAAATCTTCATTTGTTAACCCCTTTTTAAATAACAATTCGTGGACATATAACCTATCATTTTTTCTTCTAACTTCTACTATTGTTGATTCATCATTTGTAAAACCAAAGTCAATACCATAAGCAACTTCACAATGTTCTTTGTCTAGAAAATCTTTATAATCTATCCATTTCCATTTATCATATATCTGTCCTTGTTTAAATGTTGCTCTCTCACCAAGACCA